TTGGTTCTGGTCTAAATTAAACCGAACCCCGCGCAACGTAAATTGATAGTATATCACCGGCTGCCATACATCTCCACCGTACTGTTTCGTTACAATCGATGCTGGTATAATGTGTAGTTCTATTGGTTTACCTGAATTTCGGCTTTCCTCACCTGGTTCTAAGCCAAATATGTAAGTATCGCCATAGGCATAATACCAACCCCAAAAAGCCTCCCAAAATTCAATTGAGGATTGATAGGTATTAGGATTGTTAAGCAAATCAATAATAGGATCGCTGCTTACTTCCTCATATGCCTTTAAGGATAACAGGCGATGTTTTATAATCTTATGGTCGTCAAGTGATTTGATCTGAAGTAAATTCCTTTGAGCTTTTTCGTCTATAACGTCATTTAGGATTATTGGCGCCTCTGTAGTCTTATCTAAAAGTATTCTTAGGGCTGAATATATTGTGTCGTTGCCAGCATACCCCCTGTTCATGTAAAGGTTAGACCGGCCTTTCATCCACTCAACGGCGGCTGTTCCCTGAACCGTGTAGCCAAATGTGTCACCTGCTTTATATGATACTGCTACTGCTTTTTCAAGGAATACAGCTAATGCGCCTTTAATATTCATGTTCAAATATAAATTATCCTAAGTACAAATCAAACTGTTTGCGATAAACGAACCACATCCGCATCATTATCATATCTGACAAATCGGGTGAACGCCCTAATAATTCCTTTACTTTATCCTTTGGCATAACCTGTTTTTTAGCGTCTTTGTCCATGTTGTGCTGTTTAACTTGCTCCAACTCCTGAACGATTTTAGACCTTATGTCGGGGTTACTCTCGGTAACAAATATAAGGTTCTTATTCACATATTCAGCTAACTTAAAATAGCACTGGCTTTTAAGGTTATTGTAGTTTTCTTTTTCTCCTTCAACCTCTAATGGCGATGAGTTGTTGACAAACCCCTCACATTCTAAAATATCCTTCACACCTCCGCCCACTCCATCCTCATCAACTATAATGTTTGATAATGGAACGTTGTTTAATGCGCTTAGTCGTGTTATTTCTGAAGCCGCCTCTGTTACCAAGTTCTTAGCTATTGTGTAGATGTGTTCTAACCTAAAACCATTCCACACACCTATAACCGTTTCATCGCGCCCTAAACGTGCAATATCTGCTGTTATGTATTTTTCACCCCCCAATGTGAATGAGTTGCTGAAGATATCGCTGATCTTATCGAACGACATAAGCTCTGACGGGTCGTCACTATACTCCCAATTCCCGTATAATAAACGCTCTTTGCTGTTATTATCCAGCGTTAAAAGATTTTCGCGATAGTGTTTTGATATGTGAGGGTTATCTGTAAGAAGTGATTGTATAAAAGCCTTGTTTGTTGAAAGTGTTTCTTTTTTGAACGGCTTGTAAAAATCAAGATAAACCCAATTCTTAGCCGGGTTACAGCTACCCATTATTTTAGGTATTAACCCATTTTCATCCAACTTATATCTGATACGGGATTTAAGAACACCCCACGCCTTGCTTACAATTTGGTTTGTTTCATCTACAAAAGCATCTGTTATCTCCAGCGATCCTAATTCGTCAAAGTTAGGATCTGCTGGATAGGCAAATAGGTCTTTGAGTAGTATCTCCGACCCATTATAGAACTTAATTATGGATTTATTATCGTTGTATGTATAATGGATGTTATTTTTAATTCCCTGCATCTGGCAGACCTGAAAGAAGCTATTGAGGGTAGTTTCTTTCAGTGTCTTTAGTGATGCCCTCCCGATTACACCCCTTGTGCCTGGATATTTTAACCGGCGCTTTAATTGCCAGTAGCAGCCAAACGCAGACTTTCCACCACCTGCTCCGCCTCCGAATAGCAACTCACTTGTAGTGTCATCTTCTAACAGATCAAGAGCCTGCGTCTGTTTGATCGTTAGGTGCATATGTTTTTGTTTCGTTCCAGTTGATAGCTAATGTTCCAGATTGTTCTACCTCTTGCTTGGGCGCACCATAAGCACTATCCATAACAGCTTTATAAGAGTTATAATCCCCTTTAGATATAGCCTGACCAACAATAACAAGTGTGGCTATTTCTTCGGTAGACATACGCTGCTCAATATCAGGAAAGTTTTCTTTTAGCTTAGTAAACATTTCATCTGGAAGTATTGCGCTCATTTCCAGTATTTTACGCGCTATTGTAGACCTGTTTTTAACGCCAATAGGGCGGCCATTTGATTCTGGCTGCCTATCAGATGAAAATTGTGTTAATCGACCTTTGTCGTGTCCTTCTTCAAATGGCATATACCGTTTTTATACCGTTTTTACCCAAACTTACCAATTTTTTCAATACCAATTAGTTTTTTGTGAAAAAATATTAGGCACGATTGGCTAATTTAATAAAATCATACCTATCCAACCACAAAGCACTTGCTTTTTCATCAACACTAAGTTTACCACTATTTATGATAATCGAGTATAATTTCCAAAAGTTGTATTTAATTTTCATTTTCTCCTTTTTATTTAGTGTGTGAGGGGGTTAAACTTTTATTATGATTTTCAATAAATGGGATGTGGTAATCTGACAAAACTACCACATCTCCTATCTCCATCACCGAATGAAGCTGCTTCTTTTCTTCATCACACTCATCCCAATCAACATAGACTTCATTTTCTGGGTTGGCTGTATTCAGTATTTTTATCAGGTCTTTTACTTTCATAATCTATTTAAGTTAATAAAGTTGGGGGTTAAAGTAAATCAACCTTTATTAAATTTAAATACCATTCTTTAAATAATTTCGATACAGGCAACGATTTTAGTTTTTCCTTATCTGATATAGGTATTCTAAAATTAATCGTTGTAGTGGCTTCTTTTCGAGGCTGACCGGATCCTTTCCTTGCGCCTCCATGTTTATTATTCATATTTTAAATTAACCCCGCTTTTTAGGCGGGGCTTTAAGTTTGTTAATCTTCTTGTTCGTGAAACAAATCAAAATCCTCTTTGCTTATCTCTTGCCATGATAGTATGTCATGGGTTCGTTCGGGATAAGCTTTGTTTATTCTCGAACGGTGAATAAACGGGTGGATGATTGTTGAAATGTCGTTGTAGCTTTCTATTTCTTTTGATTTGGTTAACAACGAGAACCAGTAGTATTTTTGTGTTTTCATATTCAAATATACGACTTTATTTGATACTTGCAAAACTTATTTCAAATTATTTAATAAACAACTGGCTTCCAATTCCTGTCTTTAGTCGACCACTAACTTTAAGTGAGGCAGGCGTAGTAGTTGGGGATCACCAGTTGTTATTTTTCATATCTCTTTTTACGTGTTTTTAAGGGGGTTATGCGTATTCTGAATGTTGTATTTTATATGATTTATAAACGTTGGCTATTGGTTTTTCCAGATCAATACTACCATCAGTAAGACCTCTAAAATTCTGCTCCACTAAAGATACGCAAGTATCGTAATCAATACCAACTGCGTTACAATAACCGGCTAATTTAACAAGGAATGAATGCTTTGCACCATCTACAAATATTTCGTTTTGTTGGGTCTTTTTAATAGCCCTTTCAAATCTCTGCTCTACAGTAGCTTCATAGTTATTGTTCCTGGCAACCCGTATTTCTTGCGGCTTGGTTATTTGGGTAAACAATTCAGCATTATGGTTAATGTATGCTTTATCATCATAGCTGTAGCCTCTAAGTGATGCAACGTTAGTCGGCGCATTATCGACCTTTATACCATACGATGCAAAAACGTTTTTAAGCGCCTGTAGGTGTAGTTTGTGTTTATCTGGATATGCAATAGGTACTAAGCACCAAAAGCCGTAACCAGAGGCAGAATAGCCACAATAAGCTATATAAGGTAAATTACCTACCTCGTTAGGGATTTGCTCAAAGTTATCAATGTGCTCATTACCTTTCCAATCAATATCTATTTGAACTAAACCAGAGTGTTTAATCATACCCTTTTCGTTTCTGTAGGTGAATGTTCCAGATGGAGTTATACAAGGTAATAAAGCCTTTTTAATATCCCGGTCTTTCTTCTCATCCAATAGCCTTATCAAATCAACCTGTTCTTTATATTTTCTCGAATTAATGAACGTTAATAAATTAACATCAATAGGATTTGGATCGTTATATTCTTTGTAGCAGCTAACTGTTTTGTCGAGTACTGATTTCATAATAATTATGTTAGTTTAATAAGTGTGTTAGCAAAGTGTGTTAACGTACCCCCTATACATATAGGGGGGTACTTAACTTAACATACTTTAAGTGACTTCAAAAGTGTGTTAACATACTTTGTAAATATTGCCTTTACGGTATCTAAAACTATGTTAATGATATATAAAAGTGTGTTAAATACCATAATTTAAAAAGGCGCATCTTTTTCAAGTGTGTTAATATCATCGTTAACATACTTTGAAGCGTTTAAAGGGACTATTTGAACCAAATCCTTTTTTAGTCTACGATAAAAAGAATACCCTTTTTCGGGTGTTATAATCTCAACCCAAAGGTCATTTTGGTAGAAAGTAATAAATTCCCTTGCCTTGTTATCGCCAAATTTAATCCCATACCTCATAAAATAATCCTTTACCTGGCTTTGTAAATCTGCGTATTTGTACTCGGACTTTATTTTAAAGACACTATCCAAAACTAATTCGTGCGTTTTTTCGTCAATATCTATCGGTGTTAATGCTTTTTTAGGTGCTTTAGATAATGCCTCAATGTCTACAATATAAGGTATACCAAAGTCGTCAATTTTAAATGCAAACTGTTCAAATTCACGGTTGCGGCAATACTCTGGAGATACCAATATTTGTTCTTTATTGTCGGGGTCTTTGCCTATGCTGATAACACTTTCGGACTTGTTGGTTAACTCTGTACCAAGATGGCCACGGGCGTTTGTATCGCCCTTATTCATGTGCAATACATTAATGATGTGAATGTTTAGATCCTGTGACCATTTAAGTAATTTGCTACTTATCCCACTTGCCTGGTCTTCATCGTTTATAGAAGTTACCAAATCCCTTATGCCGTCAATCACAATAAAACCTAAGTTTTCTGTATTGTAAATTGCATACTCAACTAATTCTAAACACTCATTAGCGCCGTAACCACGAAGACCGTAGGTAATAAGATTTTCAGGTTCAAATGTGCCAGATAGTTTACCAATACGTTTTACCACTCGCTGAACATGGTACTTGCTTTGTTCTGTATCAAATAAGATAACAGTGCGCTTATCCTGTGGCAGTTTAACCTTTATCTTATTCATTAGCCAATCGCCGGTATTAGCCGCCGCAAGCGCCATAGATACGGCGAACGTTTTACCTTGTTTTGCTTTACCTATAAATAGGCTTATATTCCCAAGTGTACCAATTTCGCTACTTAAATCACCATCCATTATTTCAAAACAAATAGGTGGTACATCGATATGCTCGGAAGCCGTTACAAGTGCAGCGTTTAACTTTTCCTGTAATGATGATAGCTTTATATTGTCGTCTGGTAATTCAACGGCAGGGTCAATCTTTATCATTGCCATGCTGCTAATTTTTAGATAGGTGAAGTTTTAAAGCGGTTTTAATCTTTTCATTTGCGGTTGAGTTATGTATCATCCACTCCACATATCGAAGTTCTTCACTCGATAGCAAGGATGAAATATCACGCCCTTTATACTTGCCAAAAGGCATCGTAACAATTGGGTTGTTTTGAGGCAGGTGCTTAATGTAAGCGTCACAACCATTGCAATAAGCGGTGTTGTGTAATTCGGTTTTTACTTCGCGGTAATCATTGACAGATCCGCATCGTTGGCAGGTAATATCCATATAAAAAAATAGCCCGGCGTACTGGAAAGTTTTACGCTCGGGCATATAAGTTTAAATTGTTAAACTCGTTCACAAAGATAGCTTTCCAGTTCTACCCCCGTTTAATATTTTTGATAATGCAATATACAAAACACTTTCCACATCTACAACCCCCTACCACCAAAAAAGTCATTAGCTTTAAGTTCGGCGATTTGTGATATTGTTGGCGAGTTGAAAGTGTAATCATTAGTGGTTAATTTAACGTCTGATAAATATGCATCTATCCACAGCAAGGCGCTATCTATTGACCAGCAAAAATCAGCAGCGTACCCGTTCAACCTTAACTCCTTAATAAACTCATACTGCTCAACATGATGGTCACTTGATCCGCGCTTCATAGTTCCGTTCTTATTAAACAGGCAATCGTAATCAGCCTTTAACTCCAGGAATAACCCCCCGTAATGTTTAGACGTTTTCACGATTTGAAAGTCAGGAAACCCGCGTTTATATTGCTGCTTACTGTAAACCGCTTTAGCCGAAAAGCTGGCCTTGTTAGCATCCGCACCTCCGTCTATCTTAAAGATAACTTTCGGGTGCTGGAGCTTCATGTATTTGACTATTGCGGATGCTAGTGATTGTTCTTTATAA